CATTTGCCAAAGTTCTAATGTAAGTTCAGCATCTTTCTCAGCATAAGCTCCAACTTCCATTGCTGGTAGTTGCCACATATCTTCTTTAGGATCTAATCCTCTAGACTTAGCTGCTTCATTTAATGCAGCTTCACTTTTACCATAACCAAGATAATCCCAAGACAACATATTTAAACTATATTGAAATCTATTCTCATCAATTAATGATGCTGCAATCATAGTATCTACAATTAAACCATTGATTTTAATACCCATTTGTCTAATCCAACATACGTCATACATTGCATTATGAAATATTTTTAAAGCAGGAGTAGCCATAGTATCTTTAAACCACTCTAATACTTTTTTCTTATCCATGTTGGGCCCTGAGCCATGGGCTATGGGAAAATAAAAAGATCTTCCTGGTACAGCGACAGCAATACCAATTACTTCTCCATTACCTATAACAGAACCGGATCCTTTCTTTTTTAAATCTGGATCTCTTGTTTCTAAGTCTACTGCGATCTCATCATAAGATCTAAGATCTGGAAACTCTTCTGGTTCTACCCATTCCTTCTGTGCTTCAAATAGAGGTACTTTCATATTGCATAATCCTTTCCTAAAATTGATTTTCCTTTTTCTACAGGTACTTTATAAAACTTTTCATTAGAAGATATATATTTATTTGGATTTTCTTCTAATGGAGAATTTAAAATATCCTTGTCATCTATAACAAGACATCTATTTAAATTTTTATTAATACTGAAATATTTACATTTACCATTAAAAAACTTTTGTTTTCTATATGGTATATTAATTGTACTAAATGGAAAATCTCCATCATTACTCCAGTTATGTCTAACTTCAACTTCTGCGGTTATGAATATAGAATTATCTTTAGGATCAATTACTTTTAAATCAACACCAAATTTATCACCTTCAACAATATTATAAGAAGGATACATTTTCTTTAATACACTAGAAGCAAATATTTTTCCTTTATGATCATTTTCTTCATAAAGTTTTTTATCAAATTTTTTAAACATCGCTGTAATCTCTTTCTATAATCATTTCTATATAATGGATTGCTTTTAACAAATCCTGTTTCTTTCCTTTATCCTGGTGTCTGCAAATATATTTAATTGCATTGCCTTCTGCAAATAGTATCTTATTTTCATTGATAAATAAAGAAGGTTGTATTTTATATTTTTTATAATGTGCACCTCCTATTTGTTTAAAAAACGCATTATTACTCATAACTGATATCCTTTCCACTCTCGTTTAGGTTTTAATATATAAAGATTTTGCATAGATCTTGTTACACCAACGTACCAAACTCTATGTTCTTCATCCTCTTTATCCACATTAATTGATGTAGATTCTCTTATCTTCTTTGCATTATCTAATACAAGAATAACATTATTACATTCACCACCTTTTGCGGCGTGAATTGTTGATACTTCTATTCTAGGTTCTTCAGATAATTTCTCACCATTAGTTAATAATGTTCTAATGTATAATTCTTTATTTTGATCTAAATTAGTAAAAGCATCAAACCACTTAGTTTCTTTACTATATCCAAGATCTTCTATTCTTATGCTTGATTTATTCTCAAATTTCTTTTCATTAAAACTTTCATCTAGATATTCGTAAATATCTTTACAATCAGCTATGGATATTTCCTTACCTGAAATAAGATCAGTCCATTTTAATACTGACTTATAAAGCTTACTATCAATACTTTTTCCATACCTATTTTTAAAATATAAATTACTTTCTCTTAATAATGCAGATATTTCATCTGCTCTATATATAGTTCTAGTTAATATTAACCACTTACCTTCTGTTAAATCTAAATTATCTAAATTAAATATGTGTTCAACTTTACCATCAACAACATTACCTTCCTTGTCTTTCTTAGCATAATAAATCTTTTCTTTTCTTTTACCCTGTATTCTATTGATAATAGTATTAGATAACTCTTGTACTGCTAAAGGTATACGTTCTGATTGTTCTAATATTTCTTCTTCTGCTGGTTCATCAATAAATCTATTAACATCAGCTCCAGCCCAAGCAAATATAGCCTGGTCATCATCTCCAGCTAAAAATACATCGGTAGATTTTGTTTTTAATATATCAAACATCTTCCATTGTATTGGAGATAAATCTTGTGCTTCGTCTATGAATACAACTTCAAATTGAGGACATTTGTCTGAATTAAGAACAAACTTCTCAATCATATCTGTATAGTCATCTAAATTATAAGTATTTTTGTAGTTATTTAAATTAACATTAATATATTTTAATGTGTCTATATCTATTTCTCTACTCCATTCATTTGTATTAAATTCATCCTCTATAGAAACACACTTAACCCTAGATTTACCTATCAATTTAAAATATTCATTATCACAATCCATATAACAACTCTCATCTGATTCACTTGTATAATTAACTCTAATACCTAATTCCTTACCTAATTGTTCATAATGAACCGGTTGCATAATATTTTCTTCACTCATACCTAATGAATGAAATGCTAAAGAATGTAGGGTTTGAAAAAATTTAACATCTGTTTTTACAAGATCTTTATTTAAATTTAAAAATCTTTCTCTTGCTTCATTTGCTGCTTTTCTTGTAAAAGCAAAATAACCTATCTTATTTAAAGGAACCCCTTTCCTTAAATAATTATCTACTTCATTAAGTAGTCTTCTTGTTTTACCTGTTCCTGGAGGACCTAATACCTTTTTAATCATTACATTATATCTTTTTTAGATTTAATGTTAATTACTTCTGGTTCTATATGTTTTTTAGAAAACTTATCCATAGGTATCTTAACTACTTCTATTGGATCATGAGATTCTTTTTCATTTAATTTTTTAGGAAATCTTTTTAATTGACCAAATTCAGCTTTAAATAAATCTTTTACTTTTTGAGCAACTATCATTTTATTTTCTTTAAATTCTTTATTCTTTAATAAATTACAAAAACTAGACCATTTAAAATAAGCATACTCATCTTCTATTAATACTGCACCAGATTTAAACGATGCGTGTGACTTAGCTTGTGGTCCATTAAGATATTCTTTTAAGTACTCTTCTAACTGTTCATCAGGAGTAGTTCCTTTAGGAGGATTGATAACATCCTTAGGTGGAAATAATTTATTTATAATTTCCTCAAATTCAAAAGTTTTAACTGTTGGAACAAATATATCAGCACTTTTCATTATTAAAGATCGTAGTTCTTGTTGTTGATTTACTTCTCCAATATACTTAGCTCTTATATTTTTAACCTTACCTCCAGGTAATTCTACATTGAAAGTATATTGTGGTTCTGGATAATTAATTTTTTGTAATCCAGTTAAACTTGGAAACATTCTTTTTCTATCAGAAGCAACACCAAATGTTCTTTTTAAACATTCAGATTTCATACAATAACTAACTATAGGTTCTTGTGTACAAGAATGTCCTTTAGTAGAATCTTTTTTCCAAGATCTAATTTTATCTCTAACTTTTTTCTCATCCCAATCATTTATACCTTGTTCATTTCTCTTAAAATAATCTTGAGCAGCTTGAATAACTTTCTTATCCCAATTATCTGGATATTTCTTTTTAGCAAACACCATATAATTATATAACCATCTATCTCTACCATCTGTTAATGGTTCTTTAGCCATTATCTGTAGACAAGGAGGACCATCATCAAACTCGGATGGGCCTCCCTGTAGTACAGTTTTCACATGGGCTAATGAAAACTCTTCTAATTCATCTACTGTTTTTTGATTTGCTTCTACGACTTGAATAAATTGTTCAAAAGTAAAAGGTTTACCATCAAAATTAATTGCTACTCTGTCATTTTTATTAAAATAAGGAAGATTTATAAATTGACCAACAGATAACTTACCTTCTGCATCTTGACCTAATTCTGTTTGTTTAGGATATATTTCTGTTTTAGTTGGAAGCTTTAGCGTGAATAATAATGTATCTAAAAAATTTCTTACGAACTGTGCTTTAGCATATGATTTTAAAAATAAATATAAATGTAAGCCACCACTTTTTGATTTAATAGGTATTAATGGAAGATCATATTCCCTTACAATATCTAAATATTTTTTAACTGAAAAATCTTTATAATCTTTTGAATCTATATCTATAGCGCCAAATAATACCTTACCTTCATCATTACAAGGTTGAATACCTATAGATTTTTTACCATTTAAATGATCTAAATAATCTTGATCTGTAATTGGTTTATCTGCCCAACCATAAGTTGGTTTTTTCTTTCCTGTCTCTGGATCTATTATATATTTATCAAAATACGCTATTCCAAAATCTCTTTTTAAACCAGTAAAAATTTCAATAAACTTTCTTTCCATATAGCCCTTTATGTTTTTACGTGGGCAATTTCTTGCCCACGATAAGTAACGAGAGAAAACTAAAAGTGAGCTTCAGATCCTTTTTCAGATCCGTTAGATTCACCGTGTTTCACTATAACATCTCCCTTAGAAACACTTTCAGCAAATGACTTAGCTTGTTGATACAAAAGAGCATCCTCTACAGGACCAACCTTTGTAACTTCCCAACCAAACCATGTACCTTTATCATTGGATTGTTGAACAGTTCTTAATTTATAAATATGACTAAAAGATGCTGGAGTAAATAATCCGTTTTTACCCTTCATCTTAATACCAGTTATCATACTATTCCATTTTCTACTTATCTTTAATTGCGTAGATTTCATAGCAAGTAAAGCTGTAGTTGGAGTTTGACCACAAACAATTAAGAAATAACTTGCAGTTTTTTCAATATAGTTACCATTAGGTAATCTATCTTTAAAAGAAGCATCTCTTTTTGTTTTAGTCATTACATCACTTGAAGATGGGTGAATTCCAACTGGAGCACCAGAACCTTCACCTCTATCTTGCCATTCAATATACTCTAATTTGTAATGACACGGTAGAACGTTGATTCCTTTTTCACCGTCAAATAATTCTCCAGTTACAGAATTGTAAATCATTCCAGGTTCTGCACCTTGAACGTATTTACCATCTCTTTTATTAACCTCTGGAGATAATTGTCCTAGTATTTTAAGAAAAGGTAATGCTAGATCATCATGACCTATATTACCAAGACCTTTATCTGCATCATCTTCAAAAATGCTTACAGCTAAAGCTCCCGCAGCTACTTTCTCAACTACTGCGTTGGACTTTTTTGTTCCTTGGTCCATGTTGCCTTGTGCTTTGTTCATGTTTATTTCCTTATTATTTTGGTTCTGTTTCCTGCGAACACGTTAAATAGATCAGAGGGCATATCTTTCCCAGCTTCGATACGCTCTCTGACCAATGCTTTGAG